CATTGCTTCTTCGGCTTGGAGTCCACCGACGTATGTTTTAGAACCAGCAACAAGAACACCGGTGAGAGTGTTAAGGTCCATGCCTTTTGCAATCTGCAATGTCTGTGCCGAGATAAGTGCTTTGGTTGTGTCAATGACACTGGCGTTTGTAATGACTGCTGCTTTAGATGCGTCAGTCAAAAGGTTAGTGGCTTGAGCGCCTTTGACCCCTGCCTGGGCGATGATTAGAGCAGCACCAGAAAGGTCGGTTGTAGAAATTGCCGTTTGATTAGACAGGTCCATAATGGTTCGACCAAGTGCTTGAACTTGTGAACCAGTAAGGTTTGATTGATTTTCAATTTGACGTAATGATTCTTGAAACTTAAGTGCGCTGTCTATTCCGTAGCCAATTATTGCAACACCAAGTCCAGTAATGGCCGTTGCTGCTTTGCCTGCAAACTTGGTAAGTTTTGCACTTGTCAGTTCGGTAGTTGTACCGAATTCTCCCATCTTGGTTTGAGCCTCAGACATCTTCGACATGTACTCTTTAGTGTCAGCAATAAGTGTGGCGATTACTGGTGGAAGTAGATTTGCCATGTTACGCCTCCTGCGCTGAAAGTACGAGTTTGTTGAATAATGCGTCTAAGTCAGGTTGCGATTGTTCAAGACCTGGCTTCATAAAAGGAAATGGCCGTGTCGAGTAATGAGGCCATCTTCCGGTTCCGTGATACCCGAGTTCAATGCGTCGAGCATAAACCGTTGTTGGACCAGATGAAGAAGAGTAAGAACCAGGGCCAGTCTTTTCAACTATGACAGTTGTACCAATGCTGGCTTGCAAGGCTCCACTGCGTCGGGTTGGTAAAGGCCATGCGTCAGAACGCCATGTGTCTGTGGCTGCCGCTTCTTCTCCACCAATAAACATTTCCTTGGCGTACTTAGCAACAACTTGTTGACCCTGTTTAACAAAATCAAGCGCACCCCTATCTACTCGAGCAGACATGCTTTCAATTGCTGTATCAAAGTTTTCAATGCCGTTAACGGCTTCAGACATTTTTAACCTCGTTAATTATCCCGTCAATTGCAATAAGCCAGTCAGTGATTTCACGAGGTTGATTCAAGAAGTCTTCATGTGTTCCGCCAAACTTTTCACGGAAACGGTATTCCCTAAAGAGTTCAGACAGTTCTCTGTCGACTTCTGCGTCCTTGCCCTTGAGTGCTGCCTCCAGCCGGGCTAGTCGGCGATAGGGGCTTTTGGGTCAATGGTTGGTGATGTATCAAGACGGTTGTTAAATTCTTCACCACAAGCAGTTGACAGTTCGTCAAACACTGCCTTCGGTAAGTCAAGTGCTGTCTCCATGGTTGGAGCATCGCCCAACGACCAAGATTTCACCATGCCAACAATCAAAGCAGCCTGATAACCATTGAGGTTTTCAATGTCTTCGTCTGGCATTTCACCAAATACAGTCCAGGTTGTAGGGTCGTCTTCGACAAATCCTGCCTGGGTTAGTTTTGATGCTGACCCTGCGGCCTTCATAAAGGCTCGTGTAATCATGCGGTTTGTACGCTCGCTAATTTCGCTGTTGCTGTACAAGATTGCTGATGCACCGTTAGGTAAGTTGATTGCTGGCATGGTTTCCCCTTTGGGTTATTTAGTAAGCCGTTGACTGTGAGTTTACTACAATTGCTTGTAGCGGTGAGTATGAAGTTCCACCGGTTGAGTCGGTTGGGTTTGCACGAGCAGTGAACTCAACTTCAACTTCAGTGTAGGCTTTTCCTCTTGTTCTTTTTACGTTCATGAACTGAACGTTGGTCATAAGGAACGAGATGCTTTCAGCAGTAGCGCCACCAGCAGTGTCGTTAGGGTCCGTGAAAGTAATCTGGAGTGTGTCAGCAACGTAGGTAAGAGCAGTGGCGTTTGAGCCGGTTCCGCTTGCACCAACAGACCATGGGTCCTGTTGTGAGTCAACAACTGCTGTGAACTTTCCAGTTACTTCGATTGGCCCAGCAAAGTTCTGGTAAGGAGCCTGTGCGCCCATTGTGAAAATAGGCGCAGTCTTGCGAGCAAGGGTCAGCGTTCCGTCCTGGATGTAGTTCAACTGTGTTTGAGTCCCACCAAGAGGGCCAACCTTGACCTTTGTGTCCCAAGCAGGAATCATGTGGGTTGTTGAAATTGTTGGTGTGCTGAATCCCGATGGAACAGTTGTTGAGGCTGTGTATGGATTAGCCATGAACTTAACTGTTGACTCAACTGCTGCCTCTGCACCGAAGGTGATTTCCAATTGGTCAGCAACTGCGTTAGTCAATGTAAAGTAGTTGGCACCATCGAAGTCCATAATGGTGTATGAGCCTGGCTGTGAACCGTTTGAGTTCTGGTTTAGAAGGGTCATGGTGTGTGTGTAAGGAGCAGTGCTGCCCGATACTGCGTCAACGCCAAGAACGCTCTTGATGAAGTTAGGGAATGTGTCGGCGAAGAGGTAGAACTTAGCGTCGTACTCGTCGTGACGAACACCCTGAACTTCGTCGTAGACCATTACAGGAGAACCACGAAGTGCTTCGTCTCGCAAGAATGTCTGGTTAGGAGTCACCTGTGGGCTAGTGACTGGAATGTAAACCGGTGTTCCTCCTGCTGGAAGAAGACCGAGGTAACTATTCGCTACTAAGTATGCAGCCATTATTGTGGCTCACTTTCTGTTTGTGTTGGGGTTGTTTCAGGTTCTGTTGTTACAGGGGTTTCTGCGGCAGCCTTCTTAGTAGAAGCAGCCTTCCAGAATGAGTCAGGTGCGCCATCAAGGTTGTAGGTCACTCCTGGGACAGCAATCAATGGCTTGCCATCTGCGTCTGTCTGGTGTGTGTATACCGTTGTGTATGCACCGGTGTAAATGTATAGGGTCATGTGTCCACCTCTTCGAGTACTGTGACTCTGATAGTTGAGAATGTTTGAGTTACTTCTTGTGCGCCGCCCAGCAAAACTGGTAGGTCGCTTTGTATTTCAATGTCTGGGCCTCTGCCGTTGACGCCTGCTTCGCCCCATTGCCAAACGTTGTTCTGTGTGTTTGGTGGTGCGCCTGCTGTGCGGTTGGCACGAATGGCTGAAACGAACGAGTCGAGGAACTCTTCATTGCCCATTGCCGCTACTTCTGCCTGCTCCTGAGTACTACGGAAATAGCAGGAGAATACGAACGAGTAGGTTACGAACTTACGTCCGTTGTGCGCTCCACCGAATGCAACACGCTCTTCGCTTTGACGCTCAATGAACGTAAAGACAATTGCGCCTTGGAACTGGTTAGGAGTCTGACCTGGATAGAACGCACCCTCTGGCGTAATCTTCGGAGGGAAGGTGTAGATGGTCGATAGTCCAGTGATGTCGGCTTTGGACAGGTATTCGACAACCTGGTCCCTGACGACTTGTCTTGACATTAGACACGACCCCAGATGTTGCGGAAGGTGTCTAGTAGGTCGTAACCGGCTGCGTGATGCTGCTCAATAGAGGTCATTGGTGCGCCAGGTCCGGCTGCCGATGCTCCTGAAAGAGTGAATGAACCTGAACCACGCTCTTCCACCATTGCCACTACGAAGTGGATTGTGGCCTCTTTAACAGCCGTAAGGTTTGGAGATGCGAGGCTAACGCCAGCAACGTGAGAGAATTTGCATGGAGCCGAAAGAATGATGTCGTTTGTGGTGTCTGGAACGTAATCCATTGAGACGTGAACAGTCTCTGTGTTGGCTCCGTCCCAGATGATGAGCGCTGAACCAGGGTAAATTCCAACGTTTGTTGTGACATGAACCGATGTGTCGCCCTTAACAATTGGGACTTCGTTCATGGTGTTTGGGAATCCGTTGACGTAAACGTACTCGCAGGCATACTCGTTGCCATACTGGGCGCCTGGGAACATGCTGGTGCCGAACTGGTAGAACGCTGATTGTCCTGGGTTCCAGTTGGTGTTGACAATGAATTCGTAACGCTCAATCTGAGTGTTGTTGTTGGTTAGAGGAATCTGTGTCATTCCCCCAGTAGGCCCCTGAGCAGCGTAGGAGAAGGAGCGAAGTTCAAGGACAGGCCAACCGTATGGGTGGATGATGAACTGCCCACGACGGTTGATAGAGGACCGTCCGTTCTCTGTGTTAACCGTGGCTGAAAGTTTTGACAAGGCACCAGCAGCGTAGGCGTCGACCTTGGCTGATGCCTGGTAGATAAGTTGTGAGAGCGCTGCGTCTTGTGAGTTCACGCCTGTGTTTGGAACAAGGTTTGTGAAGTCAAGGCTCGCAGCAATAGCCGAGTTCTTAACATCTTGAATTGTGACGTAAGGAAGTGTGTTGTCTTCGTCTAGTACCCAAGGTGCAATGATGGTCATGAATTATTCCTCTGGAGTTAGTTCGGTGCAACCGCAGCGTCCACATTTGTCACGATAGACATTGTTGAAACCGCACTCGTTGCATAAATGACCCTTGATGTTTCTGAATGTAATACCTGCCACTGCAAAGTCTCCTGACGATACAAGTTTCTTTGCGGTGTACTGGTCGGTGTGAAACGTTCCATCCTTCTGTTGCTCAATGACTTTGCCATCGAACTCAACAGATTTCATGTTTTCATCTGAACCGAAGATTCTCATTCTTTCCCTTTGCGAATAGAGCGAGGAGTCAGGCTAGGCGAAGGGGAACACCCAGCCCGACTCAACTCGCTAATTGCTAACCATTACTGATTAGCGACTTACAGAATTACAGTGTTGTTGTAATTCCTGTTAAGATTCCATCGAACCCTGGCGTGTGGAACACGAATGAACCAAGCGCATAGGTGGACAAATCGTAACTCATGCCAATTTGGGGCCATTCGATGACAGTCAAATCAACGACTGAATCGATGGTCGCCGTGCCAGGCACGCCTGATACTGGTGAAGGAAGTGTGGTTGAGTGAGCAATCACAACACCTTCTGGAATGAATGGGTGAGCAACAATGTTCAGTGCTGGTCCGCCTACTGGTGAGGTGATTCCAGTTACTGCGCCACCTACGATGATGCCGTCTTCGCCGGTCATGTAGTTAGCACGGTATGAAGTTGCTGAACCCTGCTGCTGAATCTCAGCAAGCAATGCTGCCTGGATTCGACCAGAAGTGTAAAGCGTTCCTGGCTGCGCACGGTTAGTTTCCCACATCTCAACAAGCATTGTGTTGATTTCACCGAATGGTGTTCCAGCGTTAAGAGGGCCGTTGATTGCCTTCTTGTAACCAGCAGTACCTGCAACAGAACCGTTACCAAGGAGTGATGAAATCATTCCTGTGTATCCAGGTGTTCCAAGTGTTGTTCCACCGAACTGGTAAGCAGGTGATGAACCATTGTCTGCTGAAGTTGATGGAAGCGCTGCAACAGAAGCCCAGATAACTGGTGATGCTGCTGCGCCTGTGCTTGTTGTGCGTCCAACGTAGTGAGCGCTTGATGTTGTGTCTGTGAGGTAGACGTTTACGCCTACTGCTCCAACTGGTACAACTGCAAGAGTTACTTCAACTGATTCAAAAGCAGTTGTTGTAGTTACGTTTGCACCAGCAACACCCTGTGATTCTCCGAATGAAGAAGAAACAGTAACAATTGAAGAGTAGGTTCCTGCTGGAAGTCCNGTAGCAGTTCCACCNTCNACAACAGTTGGTGACAATCCTGCAATAGGAAGCACTGCTGAAGTTGAGTTCAAAATGTTGTTTTCTTCTCCGAGCATGTGCGAGTAAATTGCAGCAGTGTTCGAAAGTTGGCGAAGGTCTGTGAATCCCTGAGCCTGGAACTGAGCGGAGTACTCTACTGAGTCCGAGATACCTTGCTCAACGAAAGGTACGACGAGTGCGTCGGCTTCGTATGAGATGAGGTTTGGACGGTTGAGTGTGATTCCGTTGAACTGTGCTGTGTTGCTAGCCGAGTTGAAGAATGTGTTCAAGTTCGGTACGCCACCAGTACGTGAGTTACTGTAACCAGTAATCTGACGAATCTGAACAGCCTGACCCTGTGCCTGACGGCGTGGGATTGAGTTGCGCAGTGGTGTCATTACAGGCACTAGGAATTCAATTGATTCCTGAAGGTCGAAAGGTGTGAAACCTACGTTGCCTGGGTTGTAGTTAAGTGGGTTGGTGTTTGACCAGTTCTTGTTAACGTCGCCCTCTACTGACTTGCTGAATAGAGCGATTGTCTCTTCAGATGCGCCTGACTTTGTAAGAGCGTCGATTGCAGTTGCAACAGGTGAAACTGTCTTAACTACACCTTCGGTCTTTGAGAAGTTGATTGCGCCAGCAGCCTTGAGTGCAAGGTTTTCGCTAACTTTGTTGCTCATTGCAGACTTGTAAGCCTCAAAGCGTGCAAGACGCTGTGATGCTGGAAGTCCACCGAACAACTGGTCAACTGTTGGAGTTGATAGTGCCATGTGTATGGTTCCTTAAATTAGATTGATTAGTTTTTTTCCAGGTCAGCAAGACGGGCTTCAAGTTCGTCTGCCTTCTGGTTGTACAACTCACGGAGTGATGCGTCAGCCGTAACAGTTTTAGCCTGTTCTCTGGCAGCCTTTATTTCCATGCGTAACTTGGCAGCCTTGGTGATTGACTCACCACGCTTGTCAGGTCGGATGAGTGAAATGTCACTCGGAGCCGCAAAGTTCTTAACAATCTCCATCTCAGCCTTTAGCAGTTCAATCTGCTCTATGTAAGATGAAGTGTCAGCCTTCAATGCGACTAACTCCTCGTCAATGCCGAGAGCCTTGCGGACCTCTGCCTTGAATTCAGATTTAATTTCGTCAGTAGCGTCTGATGCGCCTACTGCCTTTACTAGGTCGGCGCTAACGCCAAGTCCAATGTATGCCATTGAATCGTCTCCTGATTCGTCCATGTCCCATCCTGTGAATGGGGCTTCTGTTTCATTCTCTGATGCTTCCCCTGTCCACCAGTCCAAGAACATGGATAGTGAGCAAAGTAGTTCTGTTACGTCGCAGATTTCGTTTTCTTCTCCTGCGAGCATCTCGTCGAGTTCAGCCTTGATGAGAGCAATAAGTCCGGCACGAACTGCAATAAGTTCTGCTGGGTCGTGTTCCATGTCGTCTGCCTTAACTAGGTCAGCGTCAGCACCCTTCCAGTTGTCTGGGATGAGGTTTTCCTTGCCTAGAGCCTTGGCACGAGCCTTGATGTGAGCCTTAGCCTTGGCTGGGTCCTTCGCACGTCCGAATGCTTGGATAGCGTTCTTTAGGTCCTTGACTGTCTTGATTGGGAATGAACCGTCAGGCATTGCTGCGCCTGTGTCGGCTGCTGCTTCACGCTCTGCATCTGTGAACTCACGCTTCTCAACTTCAGCGTCTGCTGTCTTGAGTGGGTCGTTCTCTTCTTCAGCAGCAAGTGCTTCGTTAGATGTAGCGGTTGGTGTTTCGATGTCTTCTGAGTCCATAGATGAACCTTTGCCGGTTCCACCACAAGCCTCGCATGCGTGCGTTGAAGCACCTTCGTCAGCGCCAGTGTGAACTTCGCCTGTGCCGTTGCATCCTGAGCATGGGAGGTAGAACTCGCCAGTGGCTTGCTCTGGCATTTGGTTAACGTCTTCTGCGTCGTCCTGCATGTCTACTGATTTGGTCATTACATCTCCTACTGTTTTAGCCAACTCAAAAGAGGCTGACGGATTGGCCGGTCTGTCCACTACCGAAACTTCTACAATTTCTCCACCCTTGATTACGCCCTTCGGCGCACGTGGGTCGTTCATGTCAACGTATGCCGATTTGATTCCAATGCTGAAACCCGAATAGACATTTTGTTCAACCTTCATGGCAGCGATTGGGTCAACAATCTTTGCGCTGATTGCAAAGCCTGTTCCCTGTGATGTCATTGATGTTGCCTTGCCTACTGCACGAGAACCATCGTGTTGCTCTCTAATGTTTCCCAATTTGAACCACTTTGGCATGGCTGTTTTTAGCCACTCTGGGTCGCAGATTTGCTGGTCGAGGTCGAGCGTGTCATCGGTGGCTAGTCCCTTGACGGTAAGGAATCCCTTGTCGTCACGTGACTTTTCTAGTCCGCCAAAGTAGGCATAGGTAATTTCTGACATTGATTGTCTCCTGATTTAATTAGATTTGTTGTTACTTAAAGAATGCTGGGATGTCGCCGTAAGGTCTGAAAGATTCCATGAAATCAAAGTCGTCCATAACAATGCGTTCTTCGAATTCACCAGTTGTTTTTTTAACAACGTACATTGAATCATCTACGCAAATGTAATCTGGGTCAAATTCGACAAGGTATTTTCTCTGACCAACGACAACTTGCCAATAGTCATCGTTCTCGTATCCCCATTCAGCAACCATAAACGTATGGTCTTTAATCATTGGTTTTACCAATTCTTTTGCTTCTTCAAATGTTGTCATTTACCTGCCCCTTTAATGTATTGAAGAATGTCGTCGGTTGGACGAAGGTGGTCAACTCGGAACGATGTCCACTCACTACCAAGTTTCCAGTGGGCGGCATCGGGTCCGTACACTTCGTTTACTTGTGCGTCAATGAACGTCACTTTTCCATCTTTGATTTCCCAGTTAATTACGTGTCCGGATTCAGCACTCCATCGATTTTCCAAAAAGCCTCGTGCGCCTTCTGGGTGATTTTTCACAATCCATGAACTGACTCTATCGTAAGCCTTAACTGACTTTTTTACAATAAGATTTGCAGAACTCAGGCTTCCGTCTGTTTGTTTCCACGTACGGTACTTATAGAAGAAGTCAATTTGTGAAGAGTCTGAGCCTACGCCAGCCTGTGCTTCAGTTGCTTCGACAAGGAATCCACGTCGGCGAAGTTCAAAGTTTTGAACAACTCGTGCGCAATTCTTTCGGTAAGCGACATCACCACGAGGAACATACTTAGGGTTTGCTCCTGCTGCTGCTTCTTCAAGCGACATAGGTGCAACTTTTTCAAACCTGTCCAATACTGGGTTGTACAACGGGTCAACGTTCTGGTGACTGGTTGCTGCTATCAGTTGGTCTGCAACGCCTGATGTTTCCGGTGCTGCGGCTTCTGGTGTCGAGATTTCCTCAGGAACAGGAATGTCTTCCGGTGCTGGGAGGTCTTCTGCGTTAAGCATGCTGTCGATGTTTGCAGTGATGTAACACATGCAGTTTGGGTGCAGTGGTGGTGGCTCGTCCGACACGTCGTGTGGGTTCGAGTCTTCCATTGCCTGACACTCATCGCATGGGTCGTACGCATTCCAGTCATAGGCGGTGATGCCTGAATCTGTGTATGTATCGATTGTCGTTGCGTTGTAAGCAAAATTAGATTCTGTCTGGGCAATCATCATGGCACGAGATGCGTCGTTGATGATGCTGTCGATTGCTGCTGCAACATCGACGTAAGGCGCTCCGGCTGAAAGGCCGTCAGACAAGGCAGTACCAATGCGGTCCTGTGTCGTTTGGTCAATGCCCTGAAGCGTTATGTTGCGACGGTCCAGAATCTTTTGGAACTCTGGTCCTGCAACCTTCGCTGCTGCTGCTGGGTTTCCTGGTTTCCAGGATGACCAGTCAACGCCTTCAGCAAGTTTGGCAACGCCTTCTTTGACTGCGACTGAGCCAAGTTCGGTTGTTGCATCCTTGGCACCAATCAAGGCTCCATCATTGTGGACGCCTTGAATTTGCTTTGAAAGGTCAAGGTTGTTGAAACGGACGTGCTGTGCAATGGCTTTTCTGGCGATTGACTTAGCGTCGTCTGCTGCCTTGGTCTTGCTTTTGAGCGTCTCTGTAATGGCTATTGAGATTCCTGAGTAGGAGTTTGCAATGGCCTTTTGAATCAATGGAGCGTAGTGCTGTGCTACTTCCTTACGACGTTCCCCCCGTTTAGTAACTAAACCTTTTGGGGTATCTGTTATCTGCGCTTTCACAATGTCTTCAGCCCAGCCAAGAACGTTTTCTGGTAGTGGGACTGTTCCCTTGACCAAGAAGTAAGCGTCGTTGTTTAGTTTGTCTGCGAGTTCTTCTTCGAAAGTTACAAAGTCAAATGCTCGCCACTTGCCTGTCTTGTTGCGTGACTTAATGAACCTGGCAAACTCACGGAGTTCTTCTGCTTGTACAGACTTCGCTTCTACGGGCTTTACGCTAACTTCCGGCGTCGCCTTTGGAGTTTCGGTGCTTTTGCCTTGTGAGTTTTTGCTTTGGTCGTTTTGGTCCGTGTTCGTTTGTTCACTTGAAGGTCCTGTCTGTCCAGTTGTCTCGCCTGTGTTGTCTACTTCTAGTTGACCCTTGAAGAACACTGGGCCATTGGCAGTAAGGACAAACGGTTCATCCGCCGATTCGTCGTCAAACAATGGCATACCCAATTCTCCACGAGTGTCGTTGAGGGTAAGCATTCCAGCGTTGACTGCGGTTGATAGAGCCTTGTAGCGCTGCAACTGGTCTGATGATGATGTGTCGTCTGTGATGTTGAATGTCAGGTTCCCATCCATGCCAAGGTGCTGGCGGCTGAGTGTGTTGACCATGTCAATGATGAAGTTGATGGTTGGCTTTGTAGAGACGGTTTCGGCTGACTGTGATTCGCCGTCTGCTGCTCCTTTACCGCCACCAAGTCCGGCACGAGCGACTACACCAACCTGTGATGGCATAACGCCGAAGATGGCCGCAATACGCTTGGCAATGAACTCGTCGTAGTCTGACTTGTACTTCTCGTCAATCTGCTTGGTCTGTACGACCTTTGCTCCACCAGGGAGTGAGCGAATCTGTTGACGGTTCTGAGTCATACCTGAGTAGTGGTCGTTCAGGATTCTGTCGTTGTCTGCCAACTGCCATAGTTCTAGTGCGCTGTCAGTCTCCAAGAACATTGCTGGTGTTGAACCGGCTTTGTATTCAGCGAGCAGCCACTCTTGGCGGTTGGTGTAAAGGTCTGTGAATTGGAGGCACTGCTCAACAGCAGAGAAGCCATAGAGCATCTTTGTCTGTGGGTGGCCAATGAAGACGTTAAGTGAGTCTGATGGGCGAACCGGTCCACGCTGTTCTTGTGAGTTGAACTGAGCGTTTACTTCGTTAAGCGGTGAGGCTGTGAACTCGCCACGGGGGTAGCCGAATAAGATTTGTTGATACGCCGGCATAGGAAATGAAGGAACCCTACCTTTGTCGTCACGAAGAATCTTGATTGTCGATGGGTCGATGATGTCGAAACCAAAGCACTTACCACCAAGGTTGTAGTTCGGGTAAAGAACTACTTCGTCGTACACCAGGTAGTCCCACATCAACTGGGCAATGAATGCACGCCAGTTCTTGTATTCAAGTGGGAATGGGTTTGACCAGAACTCTGTCATTTCAGCAATTTGCTTGCCATGCTTGTCACGAGCAATGTTTGAAGCCTTGGCGTGTGAGCAGTTCTCTTCAGCCATGATTTCAGCAATGGCGTCGTCAGATACTTCAAACGACCATTCCATCTTGGTGATGTCGTCAATGCGAATTGTGATGCAACGAGAGATGATGTCTACGTTGCGAGCAGCCCATTCAAGTCTTCCGAAAGGAGCAGGCTCCTGTGAAATCATTAAGTTCTCAGCAACCTGGTACTGAGTAACACGAGGTTCAGCACGACCCGTTATTGGATTGACTTGGTCAATTGCTCCTGGGAAGAGTGGCGTACCTGGGTT